ACGGGCGACACGAGCCTGACATTTATACAAAACGGTCGAACATACGGTTATTCAGTCTCGTTATTTCAGGTAAGGATTTTGCCTGGACGCGAACGCTGTGATAGTCATGATCCGGCTACAAATATTGCCTGTGCCTATCACGTTTGGCGAGGGCAGGGATATAAAGCTTGGTCGGTGTATACGAGCGGAAAATATCTCAAATATCTATAAGAAACGGAGGGGGTAAAATGGACGATCCATTTACGATATGGGCAGACGATCTTGTGCCTGGAATGTCAGCCAGGACTATCGTAAAAGATGAGCAGCGCGTCATCGAATTTGATTTGATGGGACGTGCAAAGGCTATTGTTGGCGTTGGAACACACAGCAATGGCAAAAAATGGGCTACGATCTACGAACACGAAGCCGAGAATGATTTGCAAGAAATGGTCCTATTACAATCAATTTTCTATCACTACAAAGTACATGGCTTTGATTGCGGATATTCGTTTGCTGGTACGACAAAACTAAAAGGTATTCTATATCGTATTGGGCTTAAGGAAAGAGAGGAATACAAAAGTGTTTATGATTTGGAAAAAAATAAAACTACTGTTTAAGCCAGAAGATTCTTTTTCTGACACCAAAGACGTATTTCAGAGTAGACTGTTTAATCGTCATATTTATTTTGTTCAGTGGTTTGATTATAAAAGTCGTGTACGGAGAATTTATTGTCAAAACCGCCGAGCGGCGCGGTTGGTGAAGAAGTCTCATAAACGACATCATGCCGAAATTATAGAAATCGTACTGGATAGGGGCTATATCTCAAGAGAGAGGATTGTGTATTAAAAATGGATAACAATAAAGATTTTGCTTATAAATTAGGTTATCTTGCAGCGGGTGTTTTAGCGATCTTGACGACGTTGGTGCTCACGGTGCTGGGTGCGGCTGCTGTTAAATTATTAATTTGGATTATTGGCTTATAGATATTGAGAGAAAAGCATGTACATACTGATTTGGATAATATTTGTAGCATTCATTCTAATTCTCGTAGCTATCTCAGAACGCGAAATAGCCAAACAAGATGCGGAATGGATGAAAGAGGAGAAGAAATGGAGAAAGAAGTAAAACCTTACTACGAAGATGACTCTCAGTCATTAGACGAGGTAGACACGGTAGACTTGCTGGAGATGAAAGAAGGTGCATTAAACGACCTAAACGAGAGCGAGCGCACAATTCATCGAATTAACCAGATATTAGCTAGCCGTGCGATCTACGCCACGCAACTGGAGCTATTTTGAGGAAAGATATGAAACGTTATAAACTACTGAAAGATTTACCGACGTTCAAAGCAGGTCAGTTGGCATATATCTCTAAAACGGGAAATCTTATTGCTGGTACTCCAGAAAACCAGAAGACCACAGAAACGGGCTTAATAATAATGATTTACCACGAAACTACCCTGAAAAAGTTTCCGAATATTCTCACAGAGTGGTTTGAGGAAGTCCAAGAACCGACAGACAGTATTCACTGGAAGCCTAAAATTGGCGATAGGTGTTTTATTCTTGAGAATGCCAACATAAGACCAGCAAACTATACTGGAATGTTACGTGATTACAATGCTTGGAGCACTGGCAGAGTATTCCGCACTGAAGAAGAGTGCGAAAAAGCTCTTGATCGTGAACTAGCCGAAGTCAGACTGCGCCGAACCTCAGACTTTAAGCCAGATTTTGAGAATAGTAGAGGTGGCTGGGTTGTCTATTATGACTATGGATGTGAAACGCTCGCTGTGTGTAGATTTGATTACTATGATGCTGGTGAACCTGTACGCTATGCGACTAGAGAAGAAGCTGAAAAATCTAATCAGAGAAAACGAGCAAGATTGGAAGATTTATTTTGGAATTGACCCGTCAGATACAGATAAAAGCTAAATGTACCCTACGGGGCTAAGGAGGAAGAATAATGTCAGGAACCAAGCAGGGCGGATTGAAAGCCGCTCAGAAAAACCTAGCAAGCAACCCTAACTTCTACGCAGAAATCGGACGAAAAGGTGGCTCTGCTACATTCGCAAGTCATGGAAGTTACAAGGGATTTGCTCAAGATATTGAATGCGACTGCGATTTGATTGACGGTCCTCACTTTGTAAAAAAATGTGCGGGTAAAAAAGGCGGTCGTATAAGCAAACGTAAGTAAACGGGTACAAATTGTACCCTGTAGGAACCAATTTCCCCACTTGGGAAAAATGGTTTAGAACATTAAAATCGACCGCAGAACTGGACAGATGACCATTTTGCTCACCCAAGTCGTCTGTTCAACTGGCAACATCAATCCTTAAAGTAATTAACTCACTTAAT